CAGACAATGCTTTTTCTGATATCGGCGTGCCTTCGGGAAGCCCCAACTCTTGACGCATCAATCTGTTGGTAATTTCCTGATTTCGTAAGCTAACTTCTTGGCCGACAGCGGCTTTGCCGGAAATACTTTCTAAAATTTTGTTTACCGCAGACGGGTTTACAGTGGAAGGAGGAATCATGTATCCCGCTTCCTGTCCTGCTCTTAACGTTTGATTTCGCAAGCCTTGCTCTGTTTCTTGCATTCTTGCCTGATTAACAGCAGCTTGCGCTCGATTACCCGCAGCGCTCATCACGCTTGGCGTTGCCATGCCTGCGAGCATTCCAGCTATCGGGCTTCCTGTGGCTTCTGTTGTACCTTGCCCTGTAGCGCCGCTAACGCCGCCTACAGCGACATTTCGCCCCATTGCGCCTAGCGATGCAGCGGGAGACATTACGCCGCCGCCTACGCCTTGTCCTGCAACGTCTAGCACTCGTTGCCCTGTAGTAGACGGCTCAAACTCAGGACGAATACCACCGAGGGCGGTAAACGCTCTGCGAGCTAAATCAGGGGTCGGACGAATCTCAGGCGCAAGATCAGGCCGCCCCGCTGCGATTGCAGCAGTACCAACCCCCGCGCGTGCAAGGTTTGCCACGTTTTGAGGAGCATTCAATAACATGTCAATCGTGTTAGCCATGCCCTTGTTGACAGCATTAACTCCCACTTGCCAGGAAGCAGGCGATTCCTTTACTGATGCTAGGTAAGCATCAGGATCGAATGCAGGCTGCTGTGCTAGATACGCATCAGGATCAAATTTTTCCATTATTGTCCGAGCCTTTTTCTGATGGCGGCAGCTCTTGGATCAGTTGGATTTGATTTTGCCCATTCCAATGCTTGCTGATCTCGGGTTAATTGGACTCCACCACCACCACTTTCAGGAACAGCTATTTCCTCTAACTGAGATTGCAATCCACTCATGCCAGGCGCTTTCTTCAATCGTTTGATTGTCTGATTGCCTTTTTCAATGGATGCCAATCCTGCACGTTCATTGAGTCTTGCCAAATCGCCAAGTGTTTGAGCATTGATTTCGATATTTCCTGATTTAGCACGCTCAAGAAACTCTCTATCTTTGTCAGTAAATCCTTGTCCTGCGCCAAGCCCGCTTGTACGAATTGAATCCAACGTTCCAGCAGCCAAGCTAGACATAAGATTTTCAGTCGCTTGCGTTCTTGAAGGATCAATCAAACCAGCAGTAGATAACGCTTTATCCAAAGACAGCCTCAAGTTTGCACCTGTTCCTGTAATTGGATTTTGCTTTAATGTTTCAATAACACGCCTTGCGCTTGTTACTCTTTCAGGCGCTGAACGTGCTGCTTCTATTGTTGACGCATCAGACTTTGCCAATCCTTCTGCAACGTTGCCAAAGTAAGATCGTTCTGTGTTTACGTTGACAGTTGTTGCAGGTTGATTGCTAGTCATTTTGTTCAAAAACGCACCAAAAGCCGCACGACCTTGTTGACTATTGGGATCAATTCCTGCGCCCGTTAATGCTGCATTGACGTTGCGAATTTCTGTGGTTGTAGCTTCATAAGGCGTTGCCTGCAAAGGACGTTCAATAACTTCCCCTCGTTTTCCATACACTCGTTCAATAAGAGTGCCATCAGCCTTTCTAAACGTTTCGCCTTTTGTGCCAAACTCAGGCGCATTTTGTTGCAAAAATTTTGCAAGCTCTCGACCACGTTTACTTGCAGACATAGCAAGCACTTCAGGATTCAAACCTAACCCTTGCTGCCCAGGTTGTTGCATCATTTGCGGAGCAGCTTGTGGTGCAACGGGCGGCGCTATGGGCGGCGTAGTGCCTTCTGCACCTGCCATAACCGATGAACCTGGCTGTCCAGGAATCATCGGGTTCATTCTTTCCGCAGCAGAAACAGGCGCTTGATTTCCTCTAGCAGCGTTCAACGCACGTTGGAAATCTTTTTCTTCCATATCTTGAGCAAGCATTGTTTGTGCAAATCCGGCAGTTGCGGGATTGCTCAAACCTTTGAACAGGTGTGCTCTGCGTTCCTCTTCACTACGCTTTCGTGCGGGAATCATATCTTCTGCACTAATGTCAGACGGCACAGTATCAATGTTCTGATACCAGTTTTGTGCCTCTGTCTGCGCTTTTTCGCCCAATGCTTTCTGCTCTTGGATCAGATCGCGCTGCGTTTTGCCAGCCACATAGCCTTGCAACATCTTTGCAAGCCCCGTTAGCGGAGAAGTACGAGCCTGAATGCCGCCATAGCTAAACGTCTCTGCGGGCTGGAAAGCCTGTTGCTGCATAAGTTCTGCCATGCGCTGCCGACGCGCAATATCGGCCATTTCCGCTTGATACGGACTTGGCAAAGTAAAACTGACTTGTTCAGCCATTATTGACTCTCCTGATACACGTTCAAATCAGTAGGCGTTGAAGCATTTTTTGCGTCGGTGCTGCTGTACAGATTAATGGGCTTTTTCTTAAACAATTTCGCCATTTCCATTGGCGAGAATCCACCGCCACCACTAGCGGGCATTTGTGGCATCTCTACTTTTTGCTCGGGCAAAATGTAGTTTTCCAATGCTTGCGCCATGCGAACGCGTTTTTCTTCAGGGTTAAAACTGAACATTGAATTCATGCCAATGCCCCGTAGTTAACCATCTTGTAACCGCTTGAATGCTCAATGACAGCTTCCGGCATCACCGCTTCAACTTCATCTGCCATTACGCCTATTTGATGATTGCCAAAAATGTCATATTCGTAGATGCCAATTCCTGACCAATGTGTGCCTATGCGTTCAATGTTGGATTTCAACCGACGATCCGAGAACGTAAAAGTTCCTGCGGGTGCTGCTGCTGCTGCTTGAGCGCCTGCGCCTAGCAAGTTATACAGCCCCGCGTTTGAAGCATTAGCGTTAGCAGACTGAATACCATACTGCTGCATATTTGCTTGACCCTGTGCTTGCGCCCCTGCAAAGATCGGAGCAGGTGCAACAGTCGGCCCTTGATAGCCTTGAAACTGTGGCATCTGAATTTGCGAGCCTGACATCAGACCCGTAATCTCATTCAGAGGCTGTTGGCGCAAATACGCCTGGCGCTGCAATTCTGCTTGTTGTGCGGCGTTCTGCGCTGCCAGTATTGCTTGCTGTTCGTTCAAACCTTGAGCGCGTGCGCCTGTGTCAAGGCTAATTCCTTGCAATGCAGCCTGGCTCAACAAGTCGTTACGGTTCTGCGCCTCTTGTATTTGCGCTGTTCTGTAAGCCTCTGATCCTGGCGTGATGCCCTGATTGGCAAGCTGATTCTCCATTGATGCTTGTCGGCGTTGCAGTTGCGGCTCAAGCCTAGCCATAATCGCTTGCTGGCCTGTAGTGCCTGCATTAACAGGCATCCGCGCTAGGTTTGAAGTATCAATCCTAGTTTGCAATGCTTCACTTGCTGTGCCGGTAGGTGCAAACGGGGTGCTGATTACATTTTGCGCTTGCTGCGTACCCGTTTCACCAAGTCCCGCTAATAGCTTTTGCACTCGCTGTTGCGAGGCGAGCGTTTCCTCGGCAGTCGGCGTTAGCTTCTGCGTGACTGTAGGCTGATCGCCGTCATAAGTGATCGTCTGCGTACCCAAAGGCGAAACAATGTTCGGGTTTGACATACGACCTTGTACGCGAGCCGTCTCGACGTTAGCAGCGCCTTGAGCCTGTGCAGCACCTGCGTAGTCCGGCGCGGGCGGCGGCGGCGGTGAACTTTTACCCATGAGGCACTCCTATTTTTCTGCTGTATTTATCAGTCAAAAACCTGCAAGTGTCATGATTCATTGTGTAGAAAACAATGTCGCCATCTACCCTTGCATCCTTAATTCGGCTTTCCTCTACAAATCCCATATTCGTCACTAGCTTGATGCTTGCTGCGTTGTCGCTTCCTACCGGCACTATGATCTTGTCCACCTGGCACACGTTGAACGGGTAATCAAAAATTGCTGCTAGGTATGCGCTCGTCATCCTTCCTTCGATTGCTATGTGACACCAAATACTTTTCCTGTTCCAATTCTCGTATATCACGCCTGCAACTATCTCATCGTCCTTGCACAGTCCTATCGCTTCGCTGCGTTCTTCAAAGTAACCACCTTCAACGCGCTTAGCCACCCAATGCCCGATAGCCGGGCCTTTCGTTATATACCTGCCCATCCGGTTTGATAAACAACGTCCGTTGAAGCCCATTCAATCTGAATGCCACCGCTTGCGCTTTTCATCTGAATGCCGCCGCAGTAACCAATACCCGTAATGCCTTGCCAGTTGTTCGTAATTGTTGAATCCGAACCCCACAAACCAACATCCCATAGCGACGTGCCCCAAACACCATAAGTCTGCGGGCTAAATGAAAGTGCAGCAGTCGTATCTTGAATGTCGAAATCGACGTTCATCCCGACAAAAATTGCCGGTTGTCCATTCGTGAAAATGCTAGGTCTTGCGCGAGTGAAATACTTCTTAACGCCACGCGAACCGTAATAGTTGAATGCTTGCAGGGTGTTCGCTTGGATGTTGCTTGAGTTGTCTTGAAAGTCCAGCGTCCACGCCTTGCCTACAAAACCATTCCCACCGAAATACGGATCATCGTTGAAGATTTCCCAACAGTTAGCATTCCAGTTCGTAAAGTTGCACCACGCTTTCGTGATGTTGTTCATTACATACTGTTGCTGCTGCGAACCCTCGGATGTTGGAACATTCACAAACAATGCGTTGTTCTTCGCGTTGTACAGAATCTGCCAGCCAAAGTTGTTCTGATATGTCCTAGTTGCAGCCGCAAATGCGCCCTGTATCTTGTCAGATAGCGCAATCCTTGGATCAAGCCGCGAACTCTGCACAGCCGACGCAAGCGGATACAAACCGTCGAGGGTCAAAATCAGCAGATCGCCCGAATACTTGAACATGCAACGCTTACCAATCGGAGTGCCTAGCTTCCACACACCGATCAATGCCCATGTTGATGCAGAAGCTGGATCAGTCCCGCGATAGGCAATCACTTCGCCGTTGCTAGTGACAAATACTAGGTTATCGTCAGCACCGTAACCTGCGTCGATTGTCCATGTGCCGATAGATACAAGATAGCCACCGAAACGACAAATCGAACTTAAGTCAAACTGCTCAGCAACGCCACCAACTGAGGAAGTCGGCAAGTACCATGCTTTGAGGGTGTTCTTTTGAATGAACCAAACTCGATTTTTAAACAACGTCACATCATCAAGCGTTGTTGTTGTAACGCCCGTAATTGCAGGAGTTGATGAACCTGTAATCGAAGTCCAGGTCGTGCCGTTGTAAAGCAAAGGAGCGTCAGAACCGTTTGCAGCGTACATGAACGCGCCGCCAGGCGTTGAGACGTTGACGTATTCCCACCGGCTGTTCGTTAGTCCTGATACTACTGCAGCGCCAACAGCACCACCTGCGGTAACGTCATAGATTTTGCCGCCAGCAACTGCAAACAGCTTTTCAGAATTGCCGCCTGAGTAATTGAACAGGCTATCGACTTGCCCAGTGATACCCGTTGCGTATTGCTGATAACCACCCCGCAGATTGACGCTAGAGACTGTGGGAAACATATTCGTTAACTGCACAGCATCAGTTGCTTCCATGTTGGCGAGCGAATCTCGAGCATTCCAGCCACCGATAGGCGCAGGCAAGGAAGCCACTTGCGCGGCTGTGCCTTGAACCATCATTCGTTGGCGTGCGCTGCGTGCCATCAGTTCGTACCGTAGCCCGAGTCGGGAATGTTGTCGTAGCCGATAAGAACTGTACCCGGACGCGGTGCGAGCGACAGATTGGCAGACGACATATCAAGAGCCTTCGCTGCTTCCATCTCTGTCAGATAGTTACGCATCATCGCTGTGGTATCGAAGCCTTTAGCCTCGAAATACTTGAGCTTTGTCGCGTTGACGATCAACCGATCAGGATAGATACAAGTGTCGGTGTCGGCTGTAAACGAGTTCTTAACAGTCCCATCAGCCGCAGCCGCCCAGCCCTTGCTGCGGTATTCAAAGCCGAGATATTCAGCCGTAGACATACCCGGCCATATTTGGAAATACGCACCCAACAAACGCCAACGAATACGCGGGCCGGTTGAGATATAGCCCGACAGCAGCCATTCCCATTGCTGTGCGTCCTCAGGGCCTAGCATTTCCCAATGCTTTGATTTGTCCCACATCGTGCGCGGGACAAGACTTTCGTAGTCAGAGGGTAGCGAATATTTAATTTTCTGAAAGTAAGCCGTAGCACCTGCGGCGCTTGCAGAAAAGTCTTGATTGACTGTTACCTGCGTTCCTGAGTCTACAGAAACGATATAGGTGTTCTGATTAATGCCTGTGCCTTGAACTTGATAGGTTGTATCAAGCCCCGCAGTCGATGCCATCGTGATCGTGCGGGCGGCTGTCGTCCAAGTGCCGGTCGTCGTGATGTATTGCGTGTAAAACGCGTTTTGTTTTGTCAGTTCCCGCCAAGCGTGGCGACGAAGAAACTCGTATCCGTTCGCGTTCATCAACGCGAGAATTTGGATAACGTCTTGGTTCGTGTTTCCTGCTACGCTCGACGGGGTTGCAACGCCAAGCTCGTTAGTTACTTGCTGCACTAACTCCAGCATCGTTGTCGTTGACATTCTCTTTCCTCGGTCGGCCAGGCTTGCGCTGCTCTAATAGCATTGCCATCTGCGCCTTAAGTTCTTCAAGCTGTGCGCGGGTTGCTTCCAACTCGCTACTCGAAACCTTTTGGTTCTTGTTCAACAAGTAATTGCGGGCACGTTCGCGCAGTCCCACGCCACCCATGCCGATCCGTTGAAGCTGATTATCGCTTGCCGTCGCTACTTGTTCAACCGTCTGAAACTTCAGAATCTGCAACTCAGCCAGTTGATTGTCGCCAAGTTCATCGGGACGGTCTTGAAACCAATCTTTCAGCGGCGTGCCAATAACCGGCCCATCACCGCTTTGCATCTGAAAATGCAGCCATTGACGCGGGAAACGCTCTTTGTGGTCATCCCGCACCGGCTGATCTATTACCGTCGTTTTGTCGCCTGGCACTACGATTCGGATAAACGGCTTGCCCTTGTAGGGGTCTTTCTCGGACGTGTAAAACTCGACATAAAGCTGCGAGTCTGCATTGTTGATATCTGAATCGAGTGCCATAACGTTCTCCTGTGGGGATTAGGTTTTCGTGCCGTTGATGCTGTACCAAATACTATTCGTTACTGCAAAAAAAATGCTTGTGTGATCTTTATTGATCGTTGCCGAAGTCGTTTGATTGATCGTTGACGTTGATTCATACGGGTAAACCGTCAATGTACTAGCGCCGGAATTAACCACGAAAATCACTTCCCCCATTTCAGTCGGAGGAAGTTTTACGCCAGTTCCCGAAGTTACCGTATCAACAGAGTTGAAAACCGCCGTCAGTTGCTTGGCATCGGCTCTCGTCGATCCTGTGGCGACAATGTCGTCCTTACCATCTCCACATATAGAGACAGTCGAGAGCTGATTTACGCCTGAACCAAGAACCCGCGACGGGATAGACATTAGGCAGTAGTAACAGAAGCCCAGGTCGTTGCGCTCGTAGCAAAGAACAGCGCAGCTTTGCCATCAGCAAGATCAACGCTTGCAGCGGCTGCATTGATCGTCGAGCTAGTCGCAGGATAAACCTTGATCGTCTGCCCCGATGCGTTCCAAATGCCAACCATTGCACCGGCTTCGGTCGGCGGCAGCTTCACACCAGTCGAAGCTGCGGAAGTCGTGATCGCATTGAAAACAGCCGACAGTTGCAAAGCCGTTCCAGCAGTTGAACCGACAGCAACAAGACCAGTTGCGGTATCGCCGCATATCGTCGTTGACGACAGCGGAGAATTACCAGCAGCTAAAACTCGTGACGGAATAGCCATGATTACTCCTTAGATTTGCTGCCAACGACGCGGAGATCGCGCTGCGGCAAGTGGAAAAATGGTTCTTCAAAACGTACATTCTCAAAACCTGCTTCAACTAACATCGTGCCAATTTGCTGTTTTGAGTAGCACCAATGGTGACGCATCGTATCAGGTTCGGGCATTCCGAACAATGCACGCCCGATCAAATCGTCATTCCTGTGCCCTTGATTCCATAGCGCAATTACATTGTCAAGGCACGGCATTTCAAGCGACAACTGACCGCCTGGCTTTAGCACCCGCAACCACTCAAGCAACGTTTGTTTCGCTTTAGGGGTCGGGATATGCTCAAACAAATGGATCGCGGAAATCTCATCGGCATGGTTATCCGGCAAATCAAGTTCTGTTACATCCGAAATCAGGTCTTGCTCGCCAATGCAATCAACATTAATCCAGCCAGGCCAAGACCTATCGCCCGCCCCTAAATGGAGTCGAATACGCTCTGCCATTTGCGCCCCAAGGTTTCCGGTGAATAGTGCTGCTGAATGTATTGCTGTCCTGCCCTAACCAAAGCGTTCAATTCGTGCCTGTACGCTTGCGAGAACTGAAGCCCACCCTTTAGCGGCCCAAGGTAACAAAAGTGCCTGAATTCCTTGTTTATATCAATCTTACTGGCGATTACAAAGCAACCCGACATGATTGCATTGATTAGCCGGTTCGCGCTTTTGTAGGTTTCTTCCTTGCTTGGCAGCAAAACAATGTTGCTTTGCCGCAAAAGCTGCTCTTGGGCGGCTGTAGACCACGGCACGCACTCAACCTGATCGTTAGGCCCTGTGCAGTACGTCATATCGTACGGCTTCAGCATTTTCCTATACGGCAATATTTCTTTCAGATTGCTTTGATGCCCTAGCCACAAATATTTGTTACCGTCTGCGTGGGGTTGACCGCTATTCTCCCAAGTGTCGGGGATTACTTGGGCATCTTTTTCCGCGTATTGGCGAATTCGTCGCGCCATTTCCGCAGTCGGACACACCACGGCATCAGCTTTTTGAGCCATTTCCGCATAAATGTCGCCTAGCTTTGGGTGCGTGAAATGATCGTCGCAAATGTCTACCACCGCCTTTGCGCCCCTCGCTTGCACCTGCTCAAACACCACTAAATCGTCGGGCTGCGGCTTGGAAAACACCGTGATATCTGCTCCCGTTGCATTCAGTCTTGAGTGATAACCGCAGTAAGCCGAAGGCATAGCCGCCCTCAGTCGATAGGATGCCATCTCAGCACCGCCGCTGTGCATGAATGAAACTCTCATACTTGTTTTCCGAGGCGTTTGCGCTCGTCCATGATTGCTGCGATTAGACCGCCGCCATGCACATTGAAATGAATGTCAGGCAACGTCTTAAAGTATTCTTGAAATTCGTTTGCTTGCTGCGCCATTGCGCCATTCGACAAGAACCGTT